CGACTTTCGAGTGTGACCGTCTTGTCGCAAGGTCACGTAGCGCATTCGGAGAGTGTCTCGGTTATGGACGACCTTATACTTCAATCCGTCTGTGTTGATATCGAACCTTTCAAGCTCGTCGATATCAGAAGGCTGCATTAAATATCCTGTTTTGGCAAGGAATTCAATACCTTCTAAGCTTCCTTTTTTGGCGTCCTCAAAGCGGAACTCGACGCCTGTGAGTTCCTTTGCGATCCTCTTGAATTCGACTTGATCTATCTCTCTACTACAGTGCAGAAAATTGTCGTCTCCTGTATTTTCGAGAGAGATCGCGTCCATCACAAATTCTGGCGTAACGTGCCAGAGCCGGCAAAGTGTCGCTACTACGGTAACCTGAAGTGTCTGTGTGTTATCTTCGGTGACCGATTCGTGACCAGTTGCTATCCCCCCCATTTTGTACATGTGGCGGAGGGGGTCATCCACTTTTTCGGCGCATAAATTGACTAGGTGAGACTGCGCCACGGTCTCCTCGATGGCTTCGATCGCACGACATATGTGCTCTGCGTCTGGGTGCCATTCGTAACCCATTTTCCTAAGTCGAGATGAGACTTTGACTACTTGCCTTGCTACAGTGCTGTCGTATTTCGTCCCGTCTAAGGAGTAATGATGTGTGTGATGCTCCGCTGCCTTGTACATCTCATTAAATGCACGGCCCGTCATGGGCATCCCTGGTTTCCCAGGGGCGTTCCATGGATCACGTCGGTCATTAATGTCCCCATTGATGATGCGACCTCGGGTTTGCGACACAATCCCGACACCAACAATAGTCCGGAGCTTACCCGGAATTAGCAATTTGTCTTTCCATACTGCTTGACTTTTTGGAAAGACATGAGATATTCCCTCTGCCACCGTGTCATAGGCTAGAGTGTTTCTCGATGCGTTTAATATAGGCATCAACGTCTTCTGACGCCTTAAATCCCTCTTTTGCTTGATAAACAGGAGAGGGTAACCTGGTGACGCCTTTAAGTTCTTCACAACTTTCTTAAGAGGCGTTAATTGTGCGTGGGCGTAAAGACCCGGGTTTTTCCAAAACATTGCTGTGGCGATGCGATCTATTTCGGAGTTAGATAGGTTTTCGGGCTCCATCCTTGGCCCATAGCGCTGCATTGAGTCCCAAACGGTTTCCCGATCGGCTATTAGCAGGCCATCCATCCCGTCGTTGACACCATCAAAGAGTGGGTGGGTCTCCTTGACTGTTTTAAGGTGGTTATCCACGTATGGATTTTGGTTGAATGTGCGGACCACCTCCGCGCGGGTAATGATTTCTGACGGATCCATACCCATACTATCCGCCACGATTCTCGAGTGCCA